GTACGGCCTCGCGCAGCGGGAACCCCAACCGGCGCAACCACCGCACACTGGTGGTGTTCTTCGCGTGCACGTAATTCACCAGATGAGGGAACGCCTTTAGCATGCGGGAAATGTACTCGGGGGTCCTGCGGACAAGGATACGCTGGTGTCGGTCGAGCACGGGCGTGCCGAGCATCCATGGCGAGCCGACACCGGTGAGCGCGTTGATCGGTGCCACACCGAAGATCGCAGCGAGCTCGCCGTCCACCAGGCCGGTCCAGCACAGCACCGAGCGATCCACGCACGAGGCGATGCTGGCGGCGATGTCGGGGTGCCCGTAGGCCCGGCACTCGGCCAGGTCGGAGGCGCGCAGGTTGGCAAAAAGCCGGGCGGCGTCGCCCGGCTCCGTGGGGCGGATCAGGACTTCAGCCACCGGTCTGGACCTCAAGCGTCATCGACAGCACCGTGAGCGGCAGCGGCAGATCCTGACGCACGCACACGCCAGCGTCCTGGTTCCAGCTCGGGTCGATGGAGAGCGTGAGCTCGCCGTCGCGCAGCGCGGGCGGCGAGCCGTACGGGTCAGCGACGGCGCGCGCCGGGTACTCGCGCAGGCGCGTGAAGTCGGGCCCGGCCTTGACGAGCGAGGACTGCGCCACGCGCAGGTGCACCTTGTTGACGTTCTTGACCGTGCCCTGCCCTGCGGCCTGTGCGCCCTCGAGCGCCAGCGGCAGCGTGCGCAGGTCGGAGACCATCGGCAGACCTACATGGATCTTGCTCGCGGGGTAGTCTAGCGTGATCGCCCCGCCCGACACCACGCGCTGCGGGTGCACGGCGCCATCGGCCAGGATGTCGACCGTCTTGCCTTCAAGGTGGCCTAGACCCGACAGCTTCGTGACGGGCGGCCCGTCGTAGGTGAGGCCCGAGTCGACGAAGAACGCATCGGCCGGGTCGGTGAAGAGGCGCGAGCGCAGGCGCTCGATGTAGCGCAGCTGGCTCGCGCCGATCGTGCGGCGCACCACCACGTAGAGCACGTCCTCGTTGTTCTCGGGCACCACGCACACCGACTCGAACGCGCCGTCGGTGTCGTGCGCGTGCCAGCCGTAGACCTGCTGGTCGGGCACGTAGGTCATGCCGAGCAGCACGCCGTCGTTGCGCACGGCCCAGCAGATAGAGTCGGGCGCACGGCTATAGGCCATGTCGGTGATCGTGAACCCGTTGAACCGGTGCGGCGCCATGATCGAAACGTCGACCGTGCGGTAGGCGTTGGCCTCCCAGTTGTAGGAGAGCTCACGAACCCGCGACCCCTGGGCCTGCACGTAGAGTATCGAGCCCGTGGTAACCACTGGCTGCACGTTGCTGGCGCCGGCGTAGCCCTGGGGCTTGATCGACACGCTGGTGGGCGTGATCGCGGGCGCGCCCTCGGAGTAGATCCGGAACTCACCTCCCGCCGTGAACGCGATCAGGTCGGAGAGCGCGACCAGGTGGCGGATTCGGTTGTACTGGCCGGACGCGATGCGCAGCTCCATGCCGTCGTCATCCCGCGAGGGGATCGAGCTCGTCAGGTTCGACTCAGTGCCGGTGCGCGTGGCCCAAAGCACCTGCGGCTTGCCGTTGGTGCCCGCAAACCAACGGCGCTGCTCGTGGTAGGTCGTGGTGGCCGGGTAGTCGCCGGCGCCGGAGTTCAGCGCGATGATGTCCTCGGGTGGCGACTGCGTTGTGTCGGGCACCACGTTGTCGTCGATGATCGAGATGGTGCCGGAGCCGGTGGTGGCCCGGGCCTGACCGATGTAGCCGTAGATGCCCCCGCGCAGCTTGTAGACGTTGTAACGCGTATTGCCCCCGACCGGGGACCACGAGATGGTGTTGTAGTTGCCGGCCAGCGTGAGGTTGTTGTTCACAGCCACGGGCGCAGAGGGTAAGGATTCCGTGACGCCGTCGTCGGCCACGGTGGTGACCACGTACCTCTGCGGGGTTAGATTTTGGTTGTTGGCGACAGTGGCCGTAACGGTCACGTCGGTCGGTGCGTTAGTGGGCGGGCCGAACGACACCGGGGTGAGCACCCAGTTGGTGGCGCCCAGGCGCTTCAACTCGCGGGCAGCATAGCCCGGGTGCGTGATCGTGATCACGTCCGCCGACTGCGTGTAGTGCAGGTCGAAGAGGTCGGCCCCCTGGTATGGGCTCGAAATCTGGTACGGCAAGCCCGTGGCCGGGTCGAGCAGTGTGGCCCCGCCGATGTGGAAGCGGATGTACTGGTGGCCGAACTCGAGCACCGCAGTCTGGTCGGAGCTGAAGGTGAACGGGATCAGGCGCACGGGGTGGGACGAGTTGCCCGCGGCGCGGATGAACTCGAAGCCAGGGCGGCGCGTGGCGGGCCCGTGCGGCAGCGTGATGAAGTTGCGCGCGAGCGCAAGACCCGTCTGGTACTTGACCAGGTCCAGGCGGCCGGCCAGCTCGGGCGTGATCTCACCCCCGGCGAACGAGCGGAGCAGGTGCTTGGTGCTCATGCGCGGACCGCCAGCAGCGTGGGTTGCGGCAGCGACTCGGCACTCGAGGCGTTGGCGCTCGCGGTGGCGGCGATGTCGGCCAGGGTCATGGCGCGCTGGCGCATGGCCTCACCCACACGCACGCCCTCGTTGCCCTTGATGATCGGCCCGGCCAAGTAGCTCGCCAGCAGGTAGGACAGCGCGCTCGTGAAGCTCGCCGGGAACTTGGTCGAGTCGGTCACGTCCTGCACGTAGAGCAGCACCGCATCAGGCTCATTGGTCAGGATCACATCGCCCTCGACGTCGAACGCGGCGCCACCGCGGTCATCTGTGTGGGGCTCGAACGCCAGGTTACGGGTGAGCACGGCGGCTGCAATGCTCGGGCGCAGGATGCGCAGCGCACGCAGGCAGTTCGACGGCTTGGCGTAGGCGTAGGCCCAGGCCCCGCTGGGGTTGGTGACCCCGGCCAGGGCGGCGCGCTTGAGCGAAAACGCCCAGTTGCCGGGCTCGAGCAGCTCGGTGCGGGCGAGATCGTAGAACATGGCGCAGTGCCCCGCCTCGGTCGAGCCATCGGGCGGGCTGATCGACGAGACGCGGGCCTCAGAGCCGATGTGGCTCAGGGCCATGTTGCAGATTTGGACGACTGAGGCCACGTTGACATCCTCCTACCCCGCCAGTGTATGGGGAGGGCCCCAGGACACGGACACGCAACAGAAAAAGGGCGCCCCTTGTGAGAGCGCCCCTCGGTGCAGACAGCGTCTGCCGATCAGGCCAGGTCGGCCTTCTCGTTGTGGACCTGGATGAAGGTCTTACTATCGGCCTTGCCAGCCTGCGACAGGGCGCGCGGTTCCGGTTTGGCCGACTTGGCCGGCGGCTTGACGCTGTCGGCTGGCGCTGCCCACGAGGCCTTGAATCCCTCGGGCACGTCCACCACGTCCCCCACGCGGACGCGGGAGCCGTTGTAGAAGGCCGGACTGATGGCGGTCACTTTCATGGGGTCACCTCATCAGCCCTGGAACGGCGCGTCGTAGCTCTTCCACTTCGCCACGTCGGAGGTCAGGAAGGCGTTGATCTTGCCGCCGGTGAAGGCCGCGGTGCCGGTGGTCTGCAGGATGCCCAGGAACCGCTCGTAGGCCACGCCTTCGATCGGCAGGGGCACAGCGGCCAGGACCGCGCCCGCAGTCATCTCGGCGATGGTGAAGGCCTTGGTCTGGAAGTGCACGCTGGCGGTGCCGTTGGTGGCGATGCTGGCGGTGTCGTCGGAGGCCAGCGTGAACTGAGCCGTGGCAGCGCCCCCCGAGGTGGGCGGCGTGTCGACCGTGATCACCAGGTACAGCTGCTCGCCGGTGCCGATGTCGCGGGCCACGCCCAGGTCGATCTGGTCACCGATCAGGTAGGTGCCGGGGGCCCCGGTGTTCAGCGCGGTGGCGTCGCAGAACTCGTTGCGCTTGTCGAGAATCATGGTGGTTTCCTTTCAAAGTTCAGAGCCGCGACTTAGACGACACGGGCCTCGGTGTTGACCAAGGCGTCGCACCGGCGCACCGGGATGTCGTCGAAGGTCATCACGCGCTCGCCGGCGACGGTCTCCCAGCTCAGGTTGCTCGAGATCTTCTCGAGGATGCCCAGACGCAGCTTCTCGCGCAGGCGACGGTTCATGTAGAACGCCGCGCGGCCCTTGCCCAGCTCGGGGATGCGCTCGGAGGCCTGGATCATCCAGTTGATGATGTTCTTGGTGTTGGCGACCGTGTCCAGGTCAGACACGTCGATGTTTGCGATGCGCACGAAGTAGCGCCAGTCGCGGATGGTCAGACCCGCGTCCCAGCGGTAGTGCGTGCGGTAGGCCTCCATGCGGCCACCGTTGCCGTCGACGTTCTCGACCGTCACCTGACCCTTGTCGGTCATCTGCAGGCCGGCGATGGAGCCCTTAGGGTAGATGCCGTGGCCGGTTTGCGGGCCCCACACGCACAGCCAGATAGAGGTGTTGTCGGAACCCGTGCCGCCAGCATCGATGATGTTGTCGGCGTTCTGGGCGGACTTCGAGTTGTAGCGCGGAGCCAGACCGGTGAAGGCCTCGGGCTCGGTGCCCTCGTTGCCGTAGAACAGCGTGGAGGCCATCTCCTGGCTCATGGCCTCGATGTGGGCGGCGTCTTCGGACAGGCGGAAGGCGGCGGTGTTGCCGTTCAGGTCGGCCAGGGCCTTGTCGACTTCAGCATAGGCCTCGAGCATGCCGCACGAGTCGGTGACCTGCACGGTCGTCGACTTGGTGGGCTGGACCCCGCCGTACAGCTTGCGCCAGGTCGGGGTGGGCAGCCCCGTACGGATGGTGGTGCGGTGCCCGGTCGGCAGGTTACCTTCGATGAAGGTCAGGTCGTTCAGCACCGGGTTGGCGGCGTTGAGGATCTCGACGATAGCGGCGATCTTGCCATCGGGGTCGAGGCGCTTGGCGACGTCGAGCAGCGTCGGGTTGTTTGCAGCGAGAGCAGCCATGGTTTGCCTTTCAGTTCATGTTGGGGAACAGCTTCTTGGCCGGATCGTCGGTGCCACCTTTCGGCGCGCCGCCAACGAATCGGTCTTCACTGATCGCTTTGCCGACCTTGTAAAACGCGCGAATGACTTCCGGGTGGTTGCCGAGACCGGTGGCGTTCAGAACGTCACGCAGTTCGGGAGTCCCGAATGCTTCGAGCGCTTTGCGTGCGACGCCGAGGTTTTCTGCGAGCTTGTCGCCCCCGATCTCATTGTCGGTTTTGACCTGCTCGACCCACGACTCGACGAGCTTGGCGTGCGCCTCGACTTGACGCTGCACCATCTTGGCGCCAACGTCGGCGAGTTTTTGCGCCGCGGCTTGGTCGAGCTTGAGCTCCTTGGCGATCGCGGTGAACTCGGCGGCAGCCGCCTGGTCGAGTTCCACCCCCTCGGGCATCTTCAGATCGTAGGTCTCGGGCGCCGCCGGGGCGGCGGCTTTCGAGTCCTGCGTGCCTGCAGCAGCGTTGGCCGAAGCCGGTGCCGCTGTGCCCGCTGCGGGTGCAGCATTGCTCACAGTGTTGGTCGGCTCCCCAGCGTCGTTGGAAGGTGTGCCGGTAGCCGCAGTCATATCAGTCATCTTTGGTCCTTCCGTGCTCCTTGAGCACTTTCATGAACCCGTCGGGCGACGCCTCGGTTAGCTCCGCAATGAGGAACAGGCCCATGTGCCGCTTGCCTTCGTTGAACGCCATAACGCTGCCGCTATGGTTGAAGGAGCTGCGGTACACGCCCGCCTCGTCCAGGAGCCGCGTCACGATGCGGCGCCCTTGGGGGTGACCCAGCAACCACCTCAGGTCCTCCAGCTCTTTGCGTCGGCGCTCGCGCGCCCCCACCTCTTCGGCTTCGGCGTCGCGCTCCAGGCGCTTCAGGTCTGTCGGGTCTTCGTAGGTTGCCACGGTTGCGAATGTAGCGCGCGTCTTTTAGCTCACGGATACGACCAGGCTCAGCCGCCGAGCATCCGCGCGGTCGGTGAGTCGTAGCCCATGAGCCCACCCAGCACGTCTTGCATGTTCTGCGCGTCGATCTCGCTCACCGTCTTGGCGGTGTCGGCAACGACCGGCGCTGCGGCCGCGGCTTGCTGCGCCTGCATGGCGGCCGCGCGCTGCTGGCGCAGGGCGGCGACCTTATCGTCGGGCACGATGATCTTCGGGTCCACGCCGTAGGCATCGCCGTAGGTGTCGACCACCTGGTCGAAGTCGATCTTGTCGAGCACCTCCGGCTTGGCCGCGGCCATCTGACCAACGACGCCGAGCAGGCGGTCCATGCCTTGGGTGGCGACCGCACGCTGGGCCTGCGCCAGCACGCTGATGAACTCGACGTTGAGCTCCATGCCCTCGAGCTCCCGCGGGGGCTCGGGCAGGATGCCGGCGCGGTTGGCGTAGTCGAACGTGATGTCGATCAGCGGGGACAGCAGCTCGTTGTGCAGGCGCTCGAGCACGGGGCCGAGCATCAACAGCTTCTCCTCGTGGCGCTCGGCCACCTCGGTGGCAGTGATGCCCGAGCGGTTGTCGTTCGCCAGCATCAGGAACAGGTCGGCGTAGTAGGCCGAGCGGATGCGCTCGCGCACGTCCTGGATGTCGAGCATCAGGTGCTGCAGGTTGAGCTGCACCTCGAACGCCGAGCGCACGGCTTGGCCTTGACCCACGCTATCGACGTAGAACACACCGCCGGGCAGGCGGGCTTTGGGGGCTTCCTTGTACTTGGTCGGCACCTGCAGCGGTGGGTTGACCTGGTAGTCGATCGCCTGCCCCTTGCGCAGCTGCTGGTGTTGCAGCTGCTTGACATCGCCCAGGCACTCCATGCCGGGGCTGGTGCCGTAGACGTCATTGCCGGTCACGACCCAGCGCGGGGCCAGGGCGGGGAAGCGCTCGAACCCCGACTCGCTCAGGAACTTGTCCCAGTTGTCCTTGCCGGGTTCCAGGTAGATCGAGGCAAAGCGCATGTTGCGCGCGTCGCGCTTGGTCAGGTCGCGGTTCTTGCGCGGCTCGATGATGTGGATGACGTCCACCCACGTGTCGTAGCTGCCGCGGTTGAACAGGTCGCGCACGGTCTGGCTGCAGTTGTCCTTGCCGAACTGCTCGACCATCTGCGCCACGGTCATCTGGAACTCGCGGCACACCGTGTCGACCATGCCCTTGCTGTTGGTGGCGAGCGCGTACTCGCCCACCGTCAGCGGGTAGTGATGGACCACGTTGTCGAAGTCGGGCAGCACGATCGCGCAGGCGGTGCCGAACAGGCCCAGCTCCTCATAGATCGTGTGCAGGCTGCGGTAGGTGTTGGAGCTCGCGAAGATCGCCCGCAGTAGCGCGGCGACGTCGTGCAGCCAGGCCCTGACCGGGCCCGATTCCATCAGGTCCTTGTCCTTGACCTCGAGGCGGAACCAGGGACGCGCGGGGCTCGTCACGCCCGACATCAGGCCCGCGGCCAGCGTGCGGGCGCCGAACACGGCGGTGTTGTCCAGGATGTG